GTCCGGGGAAAGCAAAGCCATTACCCTGCAATTCACCGCGGTCGCCTACCTGGCCGCCGGATTCGGCATAGAACGGGGTTTCATTCAGGATTACCACCGCCTGCTCGCCCACAGAAATCTGGTCGACCGCTTTGCCATCAACAAACAGCGCGGTCACTTTACCGGTCAGCTCGACATGGTCATAACCTTTGAATTCAGACGCACCCTCAACGCGAATCATGGCGTTGTAGTCTGCGCCGAAACCGCTGGACTCGCGCGCGCGGCGGCGCTGCTCTTCCATCGCTGCTTCAAAACCAGCTTCGTCAACCTTGATGTTGCGCTCGCGGCACACATCGGCGGTCAGGTCGACCGGGAAGCCGTAGGTGTCGTACAGACGGAAGGCGGTTTCGCCATCCAGCGTGTCGCCGGTCAGCTTCGCCAGTTCTTCATCTAACAGCGCCAGGCCACGCTCAAGGGTGCGTGCAAACTGCTCTTCTTCGGTTTTCAGAACCTGCTCGACCTGCGCCTGCTGGCGTTTCAGATCTTCACCCGCAGAGCCCATCACGCTAATCAGCGGACCAACCAGTTTGTAGAAGAAGGTGTCTTTCGCGCCCAGCATATTGCCGTGACGGATCGCGCGACGAATAATACGGCGCAGCACATAGCCGCGGTTTTCATTGGATGGGATAACGCCATCGGCAATCAAAAAGGCGCAGGAACGAATATGGTCAGCAATAACGCGCAGAGACTTATTGCTCAGATCGGTTGCGCCCGTTTCTTTTGCCACCGCCTGAATCAGATCGCGGAACAGGTCGATTTCATAGTTGGAATTAACGTGTTGCAGCACGGCGGCAATACGTTCCAGACCCATACCGGTATCCACCGAAGGTTTCGGCAGAGGTTCCATCGTGCCGTCAGCCTGACGGTTGAACTGCATAAACACGATGTTCCAGATCTCAATGTAACGGTCGCCATCTTCCTCCGGGCTCCCCGGAGGACCGCCCCAAATGTGGTCGCCGTGGTCGAAGAAAATTTCGGTGCACGGGCCGCACGGGCCAGTATCGCCCATCTGCCAGAAGTTATCGGACGCAAAAGCCGCGCCTTTGTTGTCGCCGATACGAATGATGCGCTCGCGCGGGACGCCAACTTCTTTTTCCCAAATTTCGTACGCTTCGTCATCAGACTCGTAAACGGTGACCCATAAACGCTCTTTTGGCAGGTTAAACCATTGCTCGCCGGTTAATAACTCCCAGGCGTACTGGATAGCATCATGTTTGAAATAGTCACCGAAGCTGAAGTTACCCAGCATTTCGAAGAAGGTGTGGTGGCGCGCGGTGTAACCGACATTTTCCAGATCGTTGTGTTTACCGCCCGCACGCACGCAGCGTTGCGCGGTGGTTGCACGGGAATAATTACGCTTATCGAGGCCAAGGAAAACATCCTTGAACTGGTTCATCCCGGCGTTGGTAAACAGCAGTGTGGGATCGTTATTGGGAACCAGAGAGCTGCTGGCAACTACCTGATGTCCTTTACTATGGAAAAAATCGAGAAACGCCTGACGGATCTCAGCGGTGCTCTTGCTCATAATTATCCTGAAATCAAGCTAACGAATTGTCGTAGCCGGACATGATAAACCGAGTGGTTGATATCTGCCCGCCCTGACAGGGAAAAAGTGGGAATAAGATAAGTTTTCTGAGAAGGGAAGTAAAATCCAGTATGCGCTCAATCAGCAAAATTTCGGTATATCTCCTGAATATCCTCCATCAGGAACCCGCGATACAGTAAAAATCGCTGCACTTTAACCTTTGTGGGGTAGTCACGGGGCAAGGGTTCTCCGAATTTACGCACGGCGATATCCCAGGTGATTTGCGTCCAGTCGATATCACATGCCCTGAACGCGGCATCGCAATGCTCCCGGCTGAGCCCCTTTTGCTGTAATTCCTGACGGATACGCTGCGGACCATAGCCTTTACGCGATCGGCTTGCGATATAACGCCCGGCAAAATTAGCGTCATCCAGCCAGTGATGTTCATAGCACCAGCTAATCACCTTATCGACATCTTCCGTCGTGATGGGCTCTACCTCATCCTGTGGTGATTTGACCATAAAAGGCGCAGCCAGCTTACGGCGAAGCTCATGTTCGCTGTGATCTCGCATTGCGAGCAGACGGGTCGCCCGGTCGCACAAACGTGCATAAACAGAGCGGCGGGGAGAGGAACGATCGGACATAGGAAAAATTACGTAACGTCAGTAATAAAAAAGGGCTGCCATAGCAGCCCTGAGAGTATCAGAAGTCTTCGTTGGTTTCAGACTCGTCTTTTTCATACTCATCGACGGAGAACGCCGGTTTATCATCCTGATTGTGCAGCAGTTGCTCACGCAGCTTTTTCTCGATTTCCTGCGCAATGGCGGTATTTTCTTTCAGGAAGTTAGTGGCATTGGCTTTACCCTGGCCGACTTTCTCACCGTTGTAGCTATACCACGCACCCGCTTTTTCGATCAGCTTGTGTTTCACGCCCAGGTCAACCAGTTCGCCGTAGAAGTTGATGCCTTCACCATACAGGATCTGGAATTCAGCTTGTTTAAACGGCGCGGCGATTTTGTTTTTCACCACTTTAACGCGGGTCTCGCTGCCTACCACTTCGTCGCCTTCTTTCACGGCACCGATACGGCGAATATCAAGACGTACGGACGCATAGAATTTCAGGGCGTTACCACCCGTGGTGGTTTCCGGGTTACCGAACATCACGCCAATTTTCATACGGATCTGGTTGATGAAAATCAGCAGCGTATTAGATTGCTTCAGGTTACCCGCCAGCTTACGCATCGCCTGGCTCATCATACGCGCCGCAAGGCCCATATGAGAGTCACCGATTTCACCTTCGATTTCCGCTTTCGGCGTCAGGGCCGCAACGGAGTCGACGATGATGACGTCAACCGCGCCAGAACGCGCCAGCGCATCACAGATTTCCAGCGCCTGCTCACCGGTATCCGGCTGAGAACACAGCAGGTTATCGATATCCACACCCAGCTTACGCGCATAAACAGGGTCTAACGCATGTTCTGCATCGATAAAGGCGCAGGTTTTACCTTCACGCTGCGCGGCGGCAACAACCTGAAGCGTCAGCGTGGTTTTACCGGATGATTCCGGTCCGTAGATTTCAACGATACGGCCCATAGGCAGGCCGCCAGCGCCCAGCGCGATATCAAGCGTCAGTGAGCCCGTTGAAATTGTCTCCACATCCATGGAACGGTCTTCACCCAGACGCATGATGGAGCCTTTACCAAATTGCTTTTCAATTTGGCCCAGTGCTGCCGCTAACGCCTTCTGTTTGTTTTCGTCGATAGCCATTTTTACTCCTGTCATGCAAGGTGAAGCACCAGCGCCCACGTTGCCGCTATTATTTCGATGAAGCAATTATACTGTATAGTCATACAGTATCAAGCCTTTTGTAGAAATTGTTGCCAGAGCGTTTTTAACGCGTAAACCGTTGCCTGACGCCGCACCGCATCGCGATCGCCATTGAAACATTCATGTCGCGTAATGACATCGCCCTCGTGGCTGGCAAAGCCAAACCACACGGTGCCGACCGGTTTCTGTTCGCTGCCGCCATCCGGCCCAGCGATGCCACTGACAGAGACGGCAAAGGTCGCATGAGCGGCAGCCAGCGCGCCCTGCGCCATCTGAATCACCACCGGTTCACTCACCGCGCCATGCTGTTCAAGCACGGCAGGGTCAACGCCGATCATTTGGGCTTTCGCCTCGTTGCTGTAGGTGACAAAACCACGCTCAAACCAGGCGGAACTGCCCGCGATATCGGTAATCGCTTTCGCGATCCAACCGCCAGTGCAGGATTCCGCAGCCGTCAGGGTCGCCCCGTGGCGCTTAAGCGACTCCCCCACCTTTTTGCTCAGTTGCCTCAATTCATCGTCTGTCATCACGGCTCCAATTGTAGTGGGGGCAATGCGCTTAGCAACGCGCATTGCCCCTTTTCAGAAGTTGCATTCAGCTTTTACGAGAATGATTCCAAAAAAAGCCGTTACGTTTACTGCACGCGGGCAAGCGCTACCGCCTGGCCCAGTTGCCATACCGCCATCGCATAATGCGTACTGTGATTGTAACGGGTAATGGTGTAGAAGTTCGGCAGGCCATACCAGTACTGGTAACGCGTGCCAATATCCAGACGCAGCAAACTTACCTGCTGATGATTCCCTAACGGTTGCTGAGGCGTTAACCCAGCCGCTGCGAGCTGTGCAGGCGAGTACTGCGTTTTAAAACCGTTAGCAAGGCCCGGCGCTTCGCCATTGGCCTGAATAGCGACCGGTTCGCCTTTTTCCCAGCCATGCGCTTTAAAATAATTAGCAACGCTACCGATGGCATCAACCGGATCCCAAAGGTTAATGTGTCCATCGCCATTAAAATCAACGGCATATTGTTTATACGATGACGGCATAAACTGCCCATACCCCATTGCACCCGCAAACGAGCCTTTTAACTCCAGCGGATCGTCACCTTCGTCACGTGACATCAGCAAGAAGGTTTCCAGCTCGCCTGAAAAGTATTCGGCGCGGCGCGGATAGGCAAAGGAGAGCGTGGCCAGCGCATCAAGAATACGGGTTTTACCCATGACGCGTCCCCAGCGGGTTTCGACGCCGATGATGCCGACAATAATTTCCGGCGGCACGCCATACACCATAAATGCGCGGTTTAACGCATCCTGATATTGATTCCAGAAAGCGACGCCGTTCTGCACATTGCCTGGGGTGATAAATTTATCGCGATAACGTAGCCACGCGCCGTTTGGACCCGACGGCGGCAGCGTTGTCGGCGCCTGCTGGTCCATCAGCCGCAGGACCGAGTCCAGCCGTTTCGCCTGAGAGAGCACTTCCTGAAGCTGCTGACGGTTAAAACCGTGCTTACTCACCATCATGTCGATGAATTTTTCCGCAGCCGGATTATTCGCGAAATCGCCGCTGGAGAGATAAACATCATGCTGCGGCTGAAGTAAAAATCCGCCCTGTGGCGTACCGACGGTATTGGCAGCGGCAGGTTCGGTCGTGGTTTTGGGCTTACTGCTGCAAGCGGAAAGCAGCACAAGAACGGGTAAAAGAGCAGCGTAACGGCGCTTAATCATGAGTTATCCATAAAGCGAATCAAACGAGTGAATATCATGGTAGAACATTCGGGGCGAGAGGCGAAGCGCGGTGAAGCCTTAGGGTAAATTAACCGTCAGAAAAGCCGCCCCAAAAGGGGCCAATATTTGATGAAAATCAAGCAAAGCTGAGGTCCTACAAAACCTTACACAACTCTGGGAGGCGCGCTTTTGACATTACCCTAAGGGGAAGGTTTAGAGTCTGGCGACACACACTTTCTGGGGAAATTATCATGCGTCGTGCTCTACTTCTTTCTGTGCTTGGTATAGCGTTTTCCGGCTCTGCACTGGCTGCTACCTCGCAAAGCGATTTTCTCGCGCAATACGGTTTAGCAGGTAAAAATACACAGCAAATCGTCGAGGCTATCGATCAAAATCCGCAAGCGCGTCCGTTGCCCTTTAGCGCATCAATTACCAGCACCGAGCTGAAATTATCGGATGGCAAACAGGCTTACTCATTCCCGTTAGCCGATAAATTTTATCTATCCGTCGCGCCGTATGAAAATCAAACGCACCCGTGCTTCAACCACAGCTTATCCGGCTGCCAGGGTGAAATGCCGAACACCACCTTTGCGGTGAAGGTCACCGATGAAAAAGGTCATGTGGTGATGCAGAAAAGCGTGAAAAGCTATCAGAACGGTTTTGTCGGCTTATGGTTGCCTCGCAATATGCAGGGAACGCTGGATATCAGTTATCAGGGTAAAACCGCTTCAGCACCGATCAGTACCCATTCCGAAAGCCAAACCTGCCTGACCACCGTGAAGTTATAACGCCACTCCGCTTTTAACGAAGAGACGATGCCCCTCGTGCGCATCGTCTCTTACGACGCTACGCGCATCGTTATTGCCATATCCTTTCCTGGCCTGCACCGTTTCTGACGATCGCTCGCAATACTGTTTTTTTCTCAGTGAAGACCTTTACGGCCAGAACCGGGGATCTGGTAACGTGACGTCTGATCCCCCGCCAGCGGCCGGGTGAATCACACTAAAAAACAGTGTTAAGATGTGCACTTAGAAATTTACCTTTGCCCCAGCGCGATTTAAAACGAGCAAAATCAGATGATTGAGTCTACAGACAAGGACTTTACCGCCCACACGCCAATGATGCAGCAGTACCTGCGTCTGAAATCCCAGCATCCTGAGATCCTGCTTTTTTATCGGATGGGCGATTTTTATGAGCTGTTTTACGATGATGCGAAACGCGCATCGCAGTTGCTCGATATCTCCCTGACCAAACGCGGCGCTTCGGCGGGCGAGCCGATCCCGATGGCGGGCGTTCCTCATCATGCCGTGGAAAACTATCTGGCGAAGCTGGTCAATCTTGGCGAGTCTGTCGCGATATGCGAACAAATTGGCGATCCGGCCACCACCAAAGGGCCAGTGGAACGCAAAGTAGTGCGGATTGTCACACCAGGCACCATCAGCGATGAAGCGCTGTTACAGGAGCGCCAGGACAACCTGCTTGCCGCGCTCTGGCAGGACAGCAAAGGCTTTGGCTATGCGACTCTGGATATCAGTTCAGGCCGGTTTCGTTTGAGCGAGCCGCAGGACCGCGAAACCATGGCGGCGGAGCTACAACGCACCAATCCTGCGGAACTGCTGTACGCCGAAGATTTTGCTGAAATGTCCCTGATCGAAGGCCGTCGCGGCCTGCGTCGTCGCCCTTTGTGGGAATTTGAGATCGACACCGCCCGCCAGCAGTTGAACATGCAGTTTGGCACCCGCGACCTGACGGGTTTTGGCGTGGAAAATGCTCGGCGCGGGCTGTGTGCCGCGGGCTGTCTGTTGCAGTACGTAAAGGATACCCAACGTACCTCCCTGCCCCATATCCGTTCCATCACCATGGAGCGTCAGCAGGATGGCATCATTATGGATGCCGCCACGCGCCGTAATCTGGAAATCACCCTTAACCTCAGCGGCGGCGTCGAGAATACCTTAGCTTCGGTACTAGACTGCACAGTGACCCCAATGGGTAGCCGCATGCTGAAGCGTTGGTTGCATATGCCGGTGCGCCATCACGATACGCTACGCGCACGACAACAGACTATCGCCGCGCTTATGGAACAGACCAGCGAACTGCAACCCGTGCTGCGTCAGGTGGGCGATCTGGAGCGTATTCTGGCGCGTCTGGCTTTGCGTACCGCGCGTCCGCGCGATTTAGCGCGCATGCGCCACGCCTTTCAGCAACTACCGATACTGAACGCGCTGCTGACTGACATAAACAGCGATTACGTACAAACGTTACGTAAAAATATCGGCGACTTCAACGAACTCTGTTCGCTGCTGGAGCGCGCCATTATTGACGCGCCGCCGGTGCTGATTCGTGACGGCGGCGTTATTGCGCCCGGCTATAACGAAGAGCTTGATGAGTGGCGCGCTTTGGCGGATGGGGCAACGGATTACCTCGACAGACTGGAAATCCGCGAGCGTGAAAAACTGGGGCTGGATACGCTCAAGGTCGGCTTTAACGCCGTGCATGGCTACTACATCCAGGTTAGCCGGGGGCAGAGCCACCTCGTACCGATGAACTATGTGCGTCGCCAGACATTAAAGAACGCGGAACGCTACATTATTCCTGAATTGAAAGAGTACGAAGACAAGGTGCTCACCTCAAAAGGAAAAGCGCTTTCACTGGAAAAACAGCTGTACGATCAGCTGTTCGATATATTGCTGCCGCACCTCGCAGAGTTGCAGCTTAGCGCCAGTGCGCTCGCCGAACTGGACGTACTGGTTAACCTGGCCGAACGCGCGTTTACGCTTAATTACTGCTGCCCAACCCTGAGCGACAAACCGGGCATCACGATCACCGAAGGGCGTCACCCGGTGGTGGAGCGCGTGCTTAATGAACCCTTCATCGCCAACCCGCTTGCGCTTTCCTCTCAGCGCAGAATGCTGATAATTACCGGCCCGAACATGGGCGGTAAAAGCACCTATATGCGTCAGACGGCCTTGATTGTGCTGATGGCGTATATCGGCAGTTTTGTCCCGGCCACCCAGGCGGAAATCGGTCCCATCGATCGGATCTTCACCCGCGTCGGGGCAGCAGACGATCTGGCTTCGGGGCGTTCAACCTTCATGGTGGAAATGACGGAAACCGCCAATATTCTTCATAACGCCACCGAGCACAGTCTGGTGTTAATGGATGAGATAGGCCGCGGCACGTCCACCTATGACGGTCTTTCCCTGGCCTGGGCCTGTGCGGAAAACCTGGCGAATCGGATTAAAGCTTTCACTCTGTTCGCCACTCACTATTTCGAACTCACCACGCTGCCTGAAAAAATGGAAGGCGTTGCCAATGTCCATCTTGATGCCCTTGAGCACGGCGATACGATCGCGTTTATGCATACCGTTCAGGATGGTGCCGCCAGTAAGAGCTATGGCCTGGCAGTCGCCGCCCTGGCTGGGGTGCCGAAAGATGTGATTAAACGGGCGCGTCAGAAATTGCGTGAGCTGGAGAATTTATCCGGTAACGCGTCGGCAACCCAGGTAGACGGCACGCAGATGTCGTTGTTGCTGCCCGGCCAGGAGGAAACCAGCCCGGCGGTAGAAGCACTTGAAGCTCTCGATCCGGATTCGCTGACGCCGCGCCAGGCCCTGGAATGGATCTACCGGTTAAAAAATCTGGTGTGACGCTGTTTAGCGGAAGCCGAAGGCCATAAACAAAAAATCTCTCACGAGGAGAGATTTTCCAATAAAAAAGGCGGTGAGTTTTGCTCACCGCCTTTTTTAAATACAGCGTTTATTCGCGGAACAGCGCTTCGATGTTCAGACCCTGAGTTTGCAGGATTTCACGCAGACGGCGTAATCCTTCAACCTGAATCTGACGAACACGCTCGCGAGTCAAACCGATTTCACGGCCGACATCTTCCAGCGTTGCCGCTTCATAGCCCAGCAGGCCGAAACGACGCGCTAACACTTCACGCTGTTTGGCATTCAGTTCGAACAGCCATTTGACGATACTTTGTTTCATGTCATCGTCTTGCGTGGTGTCTTCCGGACCGTTGTCTTTTTCATCGGCGAGGATGTCGAGCAACGCTTTCTCTGAATCGCCACCCAGCGGGGTATCGACAGAGGTAATACGTTCGTTGAGGCGCAGCATACGGCTTACGTCATCAACGGGTTTATCCAACTGCTCAGCAATCTCTTCCGCGCTCGGCTCATGGTCGAGTTTATGAGAGAGTTCACGCGCAGTACGCAGATAAACGTTCAACTCTTTTACGATGTGAATAGGCAGACGAATCGTACGGGTTTGATTCATGATCGCCCGTTCAATCGTTTGACGAATCCACCAGGTCGCATAGGTTGAGAAACGGAACCCGCGTTCCGGGTCAAATTTCTCGACCGCGCGAATCAGGCCCAGGTTACCCTCTTCAATCAGATCCAGCAGAGCCAGACCACGATTGCTATAACGACGGGCAATTTTCACCACCAGACGCAGGTTACTTTCAATCATGCGGCGGCGGGAAGCGACATCACCACGTAAAGCGCGGCGTGCGAAGTAAACTTCTTCTTCTGCTGTTAATAGCGGGGAATAACCAATTTCCCCCAAATACAGTTGAGTCGCGTCCAGCACACGTTGTGTGGAACCTTGCGACAACAGCTCTTCTTCAGCTAAGTCGTTATCACTGGGTTCCTCTTCAATTAAGGCTTTTTCATCAAAAGCCTCTACTCCGTTCTCATCAAATTCCGCGTCTTCATTTAAATCATGAACTTTCAGCGTATTCTGACTCATAAAGGTGGCTCCTACCCGTGATCCCTAAGTAAAGCGCCTGTCATTCTCTTTATCAGGACGCCATGAAAACAGTGTTCAACAAGCGTCCTGTAAAAAAGAGACAAACCGCCTTACCAATTTATCGCTGCGGTAAGTAACGCAGCGGGTTTACGGATTTCCCCTTGTAACGAATTTCAAAATGCAAGCGTGTAGAACTGGTTCCGGTGCTACCCATGGTAGCTATTTTTTGCCCCGCCTTAACTTCTTGTTGTTCCCGGACCAGCATCGTGTCGTTATGGGCGTAGGCACTCAGGTAATCATCGTTGTGTTTTATGATGATTAGATTACCGTAACCGCGCAGTGCGTTACCGGCATAAACTACTCGCCCATCAGCTGTAGCGATAATAGCCTGCCCTTTACTGCCTGCGATATCGATCCCTTTATTTCCGCCTTCACTGGCGGAGAAGTTATCGATAACCTTGCCATCAGCCGGCCAGCGCCATGTAGAAATCGGCGAACTGGTTGTCGTGCTGCTGACAGTCGGTTCAGTAGAGCTAACCACCGGTGCCGTGACGGGTGCTGTGACAACTGTCCCAGTACCTCGATTGTTCGGCAACATTTTGTTAGCACTTTGTTCACCTGAGGATTCAGAATACGTAATTGTTGGTTTAGACGCAACCACCGTGGTGGAATTTTGTGCAGGCGGAGTGATGATTCCTTGCGCATTTGCATCGGCCTGAGTAATTGCATTTCCGCCAGTGATAGGTGTTCCCGATGCGTTTCCGACTTGTAAGGTCTGTCCCACGTTGAGGCTGTAAGGGGCCTGAACGTTGTTACGCTGCGCTAAGTCACGGAAATCATTACCAGTTATCCAGGCAATATAAAAAAGTGTATCGCCACGCTTAACGGTATAAGTGCTCCCCCCCGTATAGCTTCCCTTCGGAATGTTCCCATATTTACGATCGTAAACAATTCGACCATTTTCTGTACGAATGGGCTGCTCTGGCATGGCCTGTACTTGCGCGGGTTGTGTAACAGGCCTCTGTACCGGTTGGATTTGCGGTGTGGAGATTTGTGGAGCCGGAGCTGGTGCATTCATTTTTGGCGGCGGCGTAATCAACATTCCGCCGCTACTGTTATTGCCCCCAACAGAACTGATTGGCGCCTGTGATTGATTATCAGACGAGCACCCAGCTACCAGGAGTGAAATAAGAGAAAGTGTCGCCACCTGGCGTGCTGTGTATTTATGGCTTCCCGCGCTCATTGTTCCCCCAAAAAGATGGTCGCTACTGCTTAAAAATGAAGACAACCGCATTTGGCCATCAGCAATAAGAAAATTCGTCTCACCATACGCTGATAAGCTGATAAGGAAACAGGAATAACTCCTGGTTTACGCCAGTTCGCCACGCACTAAGGGCACAAAGCGAACGGCCTCTACGGTGTCGATAATGAATTCATCACCCCGTCGACGAACGCGCTTTAACAGCTGTTGTTCGTCGCCCACGGGTAAGACAAGAATGCCGCCGTCATCCAGTTGCGCCATGAGTTCGGCGGGGATTTCGGGCGGCGCTGCTGTGACAATAATAGCGTCAAACGGCGCGCGTGCTTTCCAGCCTTGCCAGCCGTCGCCGTGACGTGTCGAAACATTATGCAGATCGAGCTGCTTCAGGCGGCGTCTGGCATGCCACTGAAGCCCCTTGATACGCTCAACCGAGCAGACGTGATGCACCAGATGCGCCAGTATTGCGGTCTGATAACCTGAGCCGGTGCCGATCTCCAGAACGCGTGATTCCGGCGTCAGTTCCAGTAACGCCGTCATACGGGCAACCATGTAAGGCTGTGAAATGGTCTGCCCCTGCCCTATCGGCAGCGCGACGTTATCCCAGGCTTTGTGTTCAAACGCTTCGTCCACGAACTTATCACGCGGCACGCGAGCAAGCGCCTCCAGTACGCGCTCATCGTTAATACCCTGAGCGCGCAATTGATTAAGAAGGGTTTGTACGCGGTTACTTACCATTGCCCAGCCACTCCTGCACGATCAAGCCATGTGGAGACAACCTCCTGCGCGCCGTACGCGGTCAGATCCACATGAAGCGGCGTTACGGAAACATAACCTTCATCAATGGCGGCAAAATCGGTTTCCGGACCGGCATCGAATTTCTCACCCGGCGGGCCAATCCAGTACAGCGTATTACCGCGTGGATCTTCCTGCGGGATAACTTTATCGGCGGGGTGGCGGCTGCCGCAGCGCGTAACCCGAATCCCCTTAATTTCTGAAAGCGGGAGATCGGGCACGTTGATATTAAGAATGCGGCCAGTACGCAGCGGCTCACGTTCGAGGGCTCGCAAAATGGTGCAGGTGACTGCCGCCGCCGTTTCATAATGCTCATAGCCATTGAGCGAAACCGCAAGAGCGGGAAAGCCGAGATGACGTCCTTCCATCGCCGCGGCCACAGTGCCGGAATAAATAACATCGTCCCCCAGATTGGGGCCAGCATTGATTCCTGACACCACCACGTCCGGACGCGGGCGCATCAGCGCATTCACGCCCAGATAAACGCAATCGGTAGGAGTGCCCATCTGCACAGCGATATCGCCGTTGGGATAGTCAAAGGTACGCAGGGAAGATTCGAGCGTTAATGAGTTAGACGCACCCGAACGATTGCGATCGGGCGCGACAACCTGCACCTCAGCAAATTCGCGTAAGGCTTTCGCCAGAGTCTGGATCCCCGGCGCATGAATTCCATCATCGTTACTCAGCAATATCCGCATTTAAACCATAACCATTTGATTTGATTAAAACATGACTCACCGAGTCGCTTTTATTATCCTGTTAATTGTCCTGTTTTATTTTTATTACTCTATTTTGAGCATTAAACAGTCCAACTGATTCATTCTAACGCTTTTTCATTTATCAGATAACTATTAGCATCCCCAGTGCGCAACATTCTTTTCCCATCCCCGGGACTTCATCATTACATGACAACTCTGTTTATCAACGTTGATTACAGTGATGTTTGTCACGTGGCGACAGCATGCCTCGTCTAATTTTCGACCGATGAATATTGCGCCCTGCTAAAACAGTAAACCCTTGCTACCCTTCGCGTTGAGCAGATTTGGAACCTCAATCAGCTTTTCGCTGTGGCGCAGGATGTCGTAATCGCTGAATTAAGCAACTGATTTATTGCGCTAAAGTTATCAATATTAATGTCGATAAGTTAGTTACCCTTGCCTGAGCGAGGGAGTGAAAATAAGACTACCGTTTTTTTTGCCCGCACCGTGCGGGCTTTTTTTCTCCGTTGATCCTGGCAGGGTACCCTGATGACAGGACTTACTTATTAATAAGCCCTTCCACCATTTTCTTCAGCTCTTCCAAATTTAACTTAAGTACTTCAATTTCGAGCTGTTGTGAACGATTTTCCTCGACAAGTGACTGCAGTACGGCATGATGCACCGCCACCATGGCACCGGAATCACCTGCCTCAACCGCCAGTACATCATCAATCACCCTTCCGTCATCAAGCTCACGGGGTCCGGTATTGATTACAGCCTCAGGGAAATACTTGCCTAGATCGTTGGCAATAACCCCGATCCCGAAACGCCCCTCGGCACCTTTGTGTCGATATTTCCATGTGGCCGCTCTGATATTCATCAAAATATCTCGCGGACTTTCAATGGGTGTAATGTCGTCTTTAATACGCTCATCACAACCAGAGTTGACCCATGATCCACTTGCGATGGCATTCCCTGTCTGGCCGAACGTGAAAACACCTGTCCCGCCGGTCGCGCCCGCAATAACCATGCGTATGCTGTGATACGAGGTCGTGTAATGCTGCATACGGCTGAACGACCCGTCGGGCGCAAATGCCTTCCAGAAATTATTGTAAAACTCGCCCGGGTTTGAGACACCGTGCGCTGCGCGCAGGATGATGGCCTCTCCGGGATCTCCGGAAGTCGTATAATTAAGGAAATCGATAACGCCTGTAAATCCGGCCCCTTTGACAGATGCGGCATCTTTAATACGGTAATCATCGCCCGCTGCAACGGTGCCAGCTGTAGAGCCAACGTTTTTAGTCGCGGAGTCGCCGAGCTGCATAGCGGAACGCGCCCCGGCCGGAGTAGTTGCCCCTGTTCCGCCATTCGCAACCGGAACCACGTCGGTATTAGTGAACACCTGTCGGACACTGAAAGTTCGAGCGCCCTTTGTTCCACCAATTAAAACCTCATAAATTTTGTAATTACCATCAACGCTTGTGCTGGAAACTAATTCCACGCTGACAGATTGACCGTTTGAGCCTACAACACGAACCCAAACATAAGTCCCGGCCGTGTATGAAATATCAGGCGGGGTATTGGTCATGCTGGAAAAAATTACAAGGTAATTAGCCGCTGTGTAAAAATCCATCTGTTGCCAGTCAAAAGATGGCATTACTGAGGCAGTATTTGCACCAATCCCCAAATCATTCAGCGCCTTTTTTCCGACCAGTTCCCATGGCGACCAGGTTGTGCCATATAACGTGCGTTGCCACGTATAGTTATATGTCGTTGCACTTGAAGTCATTGTTGTGAATCGCTGTAAAACAGTATTCCCTGCGTTTCTTAAAATGACCTCACAGATACCATTGCTTGTAGTTTGCCCGAACACACTTGGCGCATTTGTTGTGCCGGTATTACTGTCTCCGACAGACCAGACACCCGGAGTGACTAACAGATTTAAATCTCCGGAGTAAATACCCGGCCGGGTATTAACGCCGCATAAACTCCATTCGCCCCATGGCCCGTCAGTCCCGTTCCATGCGCCAGTCAGCGAGCGGACATAAACGTTGCCGTTCATCGATACCGTATAGCGCTGCATACCTCCGTAGCGTCCGCCTGCAAACACTTCCAGAATCCCCTGCCCGTTGTCCTCCGGGAACCCGTACGCGGCAGTGGTGTTGGTGTTTGATGAGCGGTTCCAGATTCCGGTAAAGTCGGGCGTCGGTCCGTACGCATTCAGGTTGGCTGCAGCAGGCAGGTTTCCGCGCCACTGCTGAGAGGAACCGACCAGCCCGGCCATTTTCTGCCAGCCCGGACCGGAAACAGGTGCCACGTTGTCGGCAAACTGCATCGTAATATCGCCCGGCGCTGTGTAAAACTTTGTCCAGTTCCCCTTCTCGGCGAGCAGTCCGCGAGTTGCCGCCGTGCTCTGATTTACCAGCTCGGCCGTTACCTGGTTCTGAACTTTGCGCGGTACCGCCGCCCACGCCGCGCCGGTGGTGGTTGGTCCCGTGAATGCGCTGACGAGCGTTGCCGCTGTGTTGCTTGTCACCGTATCAACCGGCAGGGTGTACAGCACGCCGCCGATTGTCGCGGTGATGAAATCGCCCGGTTTTAAATCCGTGGTGAATAACGTACTGGTACCAACCACTGCCGTTGAATTGTTGGTCAGTTTGAGAGTTCCTGCGGACATAATGTCTCCAAAATTTGGGCATAAAAATACCCCGATCATTGCGGGGCTAATATATTTTGCTCCTGGTTGTGATTACTTCATGGTAATTTCAGGCGCAACAAAGGAGTGACTCATGAAAAAAATGTGCTTAGGTTTAGTTTTACTGCCGTTTGCTGCCTCCTCGGCTTCTATCGCCGATATGCAGAGGGAGTGTGAAAAGGTGTTCGATAAATTCCCTGAAATGGCATCCTGTGTTACCAAAAAAGTGAAGGCTGACGATTTTGTTTACAGCAGCCCCCAGGCGCGGACATACGTGGCGACTGCCATTAATCTCTCCGGCAAGGTTCGCCGTGGTGAGATGTTTGATGACGAAGCAGCCCTCGCTTTACAGGAAAAATACAATCAACTGAATTCAGAATATGTTAATGAAGTTAAAAGCACTCAGGACCCGGTTGGGACATATTTGAAAAAACGGCTGGATAATGCCGGCAAAATAGTAATTGACGTACATAACAAATAATTGTTTCTGTACCTGAGCTTTAACGATTAATAAATTCAGTCGTACGCGGCTGTGTTAATGGCAGTGAGGGTTATACCGGTATTACTTCCTCCTGCCGGGCTGCCCTGACCGACCTGATTACCGACGGCATTTATACGGGTAGTTACACCATCAAAGCGACAACCGGTATAGGCAGCAATGCTGATAATGACCGGCTGACCCTGGACCATAATCTGCCATAATGACATTCCCAGAGTCGTGGGAGCGACCGCCCACGAGCCAGCCAGCGTCTGGTCGATATTTATTCCCCCGCCGGCGCCCGGCGTGCCGACCGTCACTAAATCAGACAGCACCCGGCTTTCATTGGTCAGCACCAGTTTCCCGGTAGCGTCCCAGATGGCAAAACCCCATGCAGGCAGCGTTTGAGGAAATATTGCAAAAACATATACTGTGAGTGTGTGTGGGGTTTTTGCGGCCCCGACCGGCGTTGAGGAGGATGCTCTGATCACGCCTCCGGTTCTGGCAACGTTGGTATATGTTGGCGCACTGGTATTTGATATGCGGCAGAATGCGATAGCCGGCCAGGAAGGATCTATCGGAATATCAGCGGACGCCACGCCATTGCCGTCAGAATTAACCACAACCTTACGGTATAAACAAAATGGCGTTGACTGTGGCGTAACAAACGGATTGCCGTTTTCCAGCAATATCATTGCTCCATAAGACATTTAAGCTCTCTCCATAAACACGACCAGTTCGCATGCAGAGGCGGGATAATTACCGACGCCAGCCTCGCTTGCGGGCAGAATGGTTATGGTGTTTCCGGAGGCCACGATCCGGCGGCCCACCGTAGTTCCGCCGTTATCCAGAGATACCACAAAACCCACCCTGAACCCGGCGGGAACTGGAAAAGACCATGCCCCGCTGTTTTGTCCGGCCGCCAGTGGTATGACACCAATAACTGATACCGGCTTAATTCCATAGTTGTTTGGACGGCCTGCGCCGTCCCACGTCTGGATCCCCCACATCAGAAAACCCCCGTCAGATAACCGATCTGCACCCGAAGCACGCCGTTAGCATCCCTGACACTGGTGGTTATGTTAGTTTCCTTTTTGGCACCCAGTCCGTTTGTGCCATAGTTTTCAAATGTGCCGTTTTTGTCCCATCGCCAGCCACTGACGCCGGGTACAAAATTATTCGACTGAATGAAGTTACCTATTTTGGCGTTATCTATACTGCCGTTTTGAATAAACGCAGACCGTAAAAACACCTGACCATTGAACACAAAGAACGCGGCTTCATAACTGCCCGGATCGCTGCCGGAATAAATACCGAACTGATCAGCAGCAAAAACTGCCGTCGATTTATACCCCCCGCTGCCGTTCGGCTCGAGTGACATCCCAAAGCCGGTGTTATAGAGCTGCTCGCCACGCCGCACGCCAAGATTCAGGGTGTATGAAACCTTTGCGGTACCGTTATCGGTAATAACAGAAGTGAGCTTCTGGTTAATGGCTGCCTGCTGGTTTCCGAGCTGGGTTGCTACCTGCGTCTGGTATTGTGCAAAGGCCTGTTCGGCTGAAGACTGCGCCTCCTGAATGGTGGTAATGCTGCTTTTAACACCGTTAAAGTCGGCCGCCACTGAAAGCCGGTATTCAGCGAACGCCTCGTCGGCGTTAGCCTGTGCGGTTTTAACTTCACTGATTTCTGCAGCAGCATCACCAAACTGAACGGCCACAAGCTCCTGGTACTGCGCGAAAGCCCGTTCATTATCCGCAATGGTAATCCTGGCCTGCGAGATTTCAGCACGCGCCAGTCCCACCTGTTCATACTGGATCTGCGCCCCTTCCACCTGGGCCAGCGTGTTCTGCATCGTCGCTTCCAGACTGAAATCTATCCCGGCCTGCACATTCTTAAATGCCTCTGAATCACGCACCGCTTCATCGATGTAATCGATCATGCCAGGGATATCTGACGACGCCTTGCCTGATGCCTCAACAAAACCCGACACGCCGAACGCGTTGCGCGTCCGCACGTACATGTAATACGTGGTATCCGCTTTCAGTCCGTGAAGATTCCACTGGCTTGATCGCCCGAGGAACTGCGTCTGGTCTTCAATAAGCGCCGGGTTAAGAACACGATTTTCACCGCTGTACCAGAATTCAAAGGTGGTATCTGAAGTGGCAGTCACACGCATAACCGGGACGATATCTGCTGAGAAAAGACCAGGCGTCCAGATAACGGATGACGGTGCCAGTGGCGCACCGATAATCAGGTTCACCTGGGTTTCGGCACCCTTCATGCCGTTCTCGTTGCGTCCACGCACCCCGAGCATGTAATCCCCGGCACTGAGCCCGTAAAAGTCATAGCGAAACTGGTCGGTTTCATACTGTGCAACAACCGCCCCGCTTTCGTTATAGACATACAGTTCGAACACCAGCTTTTTGGTGGTGGTGGCGGTTTCCCATGTCGCCGTCACCTGCACGGTTTCGCTGTTGGTGTTCAGAATGCGAAGGTTCTCGATATTCGGTACCCGGTAGCCATTCAGGGTGTCGATGGGCATTTCAAAAACAGCGCCCTCATCCACAATGGCCTGTTTGTTCGGGTCGTGCTGTCCCGCCGTAATGCTGTAAACCGAGTTATTTTCTGTTTCAGAAATACTCAGGATACGGAAAAGACGAACGGACAGTTCACTGACTGAAATAGCAAAAACAGTCCCGTCACGCACCCAGGCGGGAGCGCTGCGCAAAGTAATGACGTGCCCGGATACGCTGACAATGGGGTATTTCACAAACTTTCCATTGCTGCCCATAAGCGACATGTTGTCGCCTGGCGAAACCAGACCGGAGACGTCCGCATCTACGGTAATATTCGCGCCGGAGTGCGAGACAATACGCCCACCCAGACGTGTCCCGGCGTAGTCGTTATCCATAATCTCCACGATGTCGCCGGGCGTAAAGGCAATCGCATCACGGGCCATCTGGAAGGTTAACCGGCTGCTCTCCCGTTTTGCGGTTTCCAGCAGCCATTTACCGGCGCGCCAGGCCTGCCCGCGTGAAGTGCAGCCGAACGCCTCAAGCGTTGTTTCGTTGTAGGTTCCACTGCGCGCGATCATGGCATCGTCGGAAACATATTCCTTTACCTGCTCCCAGCCGTTATCCGGGTCAGTCCATGACACGACCACCGCATTGTATTTTTCGGCCCGTTTAACCGAGCTGCGGCTGAATTTCCCGTCTACAACATTCGCATTGGTAATGGCGGCAACCGGATCCTGAGGCGTGTCCAGCATGACCGTGAGGCGCAGGCCATCCCAGAGGGCGATGCCCCGGAACATCCCGGCGATTTTATCCAGGATATCGCGGGCGCTGGCCTGCTCGGTAATATAGGCGTTCAGTGTCATGCGAGGCTCTTTCCCGCCATACCCGTCGTTTACCAGCTGATCACAGTACTGTGACAGGATATAAAGCGCACCGTCGTCGACATCGATATAACCCGCGCGCCGGGCCAGGCCAAATCGCGTATTTTTCACCAGCTCGCGAAAGAGCCAGGCCGGGTTGTTCGTCCACGCTTTCTTAAATCCCCCCAGCCACAATCCGTTATATGTGCGGGCAACCGGATCGTAGTTATCCGGCACATCGACAATCAGCCCGCGCAGGTGATAGGTACGAGCCGGGGTGTCCCTGTACTGGTCACGGTCAATCACTGCACCGGCAATAGCCGAAAACGGGTAGTTCAGGTTGTCGTCAGTAATCTGGCTGTAGCTGTTCCAGATAGTACCGTTGGACAGCAGGTCGCTGTTGCTGTCAGGCGTGATGCGGCGAACGCGGATATCGAAGGGTTTCGTTGCTGGTGCCTCGATGACGTGCGCCTCCAGATATTCGCCAGATATTTTCCCGGTGATAGTAACCACTTTTTGCTGAATGAACGCCCCGCCGGCAACGCGGGTTTCGATCACCATCGTCACAGAGGTTTCCTTCTGGTTCCCTTTTGTATCCTGCTCGACCAGCCCCGTCACGCCGATATTCAGCCTCACGCGTGTGACATCCTGATCGGAGACTGTGCGGACCAGTGGCGTGTTGAAAGTCACCTCTGTATTAACGATGCTGGTCGCCTCGATGGCGGAAAAACCGTTGATGGGGCTCTGGAATTCCGAACCGGGTCGCCAGGCCACGCTCACGCCGTTCACGCTGACGTTACCGGCAGGATCCGTGATGGGCGTTTTATTCAGCATGAAAGAAGAAAGGTGTGACTGGTCAACCGGTCCGTAAATCGGGCCTTCACTGATGAGATCAAGCACGCGGTAAAACTGTTTTGATTTGAGGTTATCGTCGAGAAGTCTGGGAGTGCTGGCCTTGCCACCGCCTGAAGACATAATACCACCTTAACTTATTGATTCTGTCCAGTCCTGGTTGTTTGTCGTGTCGATACCGAGGGAAATAACATTAGAGCCACACACCATTTCCCCGAGCAGGATCGGCACTGGCCGCCCCTGCCCGGCGCGGTTCTCCGCACTGGTAAAAGAGTTGTTTGTGATGGTGTTGTTTTCCGCCGCCTCAGCTGAGGTTTTGGTTTTCATGTTGCGGGACATATATACGCTGTAGGCAATGGAGGCGACACTTACCGCCACTGCGATCCACGCGGCTGCGGCTGCGGTAATCGCCCCCTCAACCACCGGCACGAAAAGTACACTGGAACCCTCAGCCAGACGCCTGTCCAGATGCCAGCGCATCGCGTCTGCTGCAACGTCTTCGCCGGCAATCCGGACGCGCACCCGTGACCTGAGGAAGTCTTTTTTGAATTCCGGACACTGGGCCAGCAGCAGACGTAACCCCTGTGCGGGGGTATCGACGTTTAATGTGACCTGGCGGAAATGTCTGCGGAAATGCCCCGCAAATCTAAAGATGAGCACCGGTGATGCCTCCAGATGGAATGGGTTTGCTTTAGAAAAGCCATGCGGTAGGGTTCGCGCCTGCTCAGATGTCCGGCATGGTCGTGGTGAAGCACCATGTTGTCTTCCAGAAGGATCATCGCATGGCACGGGTCAGCACCCGGGAACGGCTGGCGGAGGATCACATCACCGGGTACGGCCTCGCTGGCGGAAATCTGATGAAAACCGTTGGCCGCCATGTTCCTGAGATAGAGATTCTCTCCGCGCAGCCACCAGCCTTCTGTCCGGGCAAAATCCGGCAGGTCAATGCCACACAGGTGATACGCATCGCGAAACAGCGTGTAGCAGTCTGTCACCCCATGCGCAAAACTCCGGCCCAGCAGGTGCGCTACCGGGCGGAACTTTCGCAGCTCGCCGTTACACGCCAGCCACCAGGGTAGGCCTGTCATAACCTGCATGGCGCGGTCAGCACCTGACAACACCGGTACCGCCTGCGGATGTGAGTGAAATACCGCAGTGACTTCCCCCGCCTCTTCCGCTGCCAGCCAGTCTTCATCGCTGATGCGGAAATGGTGAGCCGGATCGGGATGTATATTCCGGCACGGGTAAAGGCGTGTATCGTTGATTATCAGTGCGCACACTTCATCCTGCGACGAGGCCGCATACTCGAGTAATTCCTGCATCAGGAAACCTTCTGTGAACCAGGGAAACTGCTGATTGGCATGGGGTACGGTCGCGGGTACCGGAAGCGACAACCTGTACGGCGGTGAGAACATTTGTCCAGCGCAGGATTGCTGGTCGGGTTGTCCCGTTCATCGGCGACCGGCGGTCCGTCGTAATTGCAGCCGGTACCGCGATAAACCCACTGGCATACATCCGCCAGGATAGTACGCGCCGGGATAATAGCGTTGTCGCAGTCCACCGGCGTTGCGAGAGAATAAGTCACCTGTTCTGAGGTTTCCTCTGTCATCTCCTCGACAACGTAACGGGACACTGCCTCCACAGTAGGATCTGCTTCCGGATTACCGTTGGGGAAGTTAACCGCATCAAGATACTTCACCGGCACCTGGCGGCGCGTGACAACTACACCCAGCAGATCTTCGAAATCATGGTTCATCCCAAAAATCATACCCGTGACGTTCGCGACAGCCATAACCGGGCGCGCATAGGTACCTTCATTCCGGCTCTCGAAGCCTTCGACAGCGATGGGATAAGCGGGATAGGCGTTACCGCGCCAGATAACATTGTTGTAAAAGCCGTTGGTACCGGAGTGGAATCGCACAACATCGCCGCCGTACGGCCGGAGATCGACTTCAAAGAGATCTATAAACGCGCCGACTCCGGCGTCAACGCTTTCGATAATTAGCTCTGGTGGAATGTCGCGCACGAAAATCTCCCATAAATAAAGCCACCCGGAGGTGGCTACTGTTCGAATATCAGGATGGGATATATCCCTATCCCTGGTTATGTTGTGGGTTCAGCCCGTCAGCGGAGGGACGCTGACGCACTCAATTGGGAGAGATGGCTGATTAATCTTAAATTTTTTAATAAGGATTTCAATATGATGGAAGAGATACAGACAACGTTTAATTTTGATTCACCCGCAAATTCACCTCAGCAGATCTCGCAACAGATTAATGATCTTAAAATGATCATGTTGTCCATCGCATGTAAAATTAGTGAGAATGATCGTAACCAAATAATCAAAGAGCTTAGCTCGTTAAATAACCCTAACATTCAGCAATGGGTAGATAACCTTTCGACTATTAAGAAAGGTTAACGCCTAGCTTCAACCTGTAATTTGCGGTCTGTTCCTGGGCCGCTTTAAACCGGGCATTAACATCTTCCTGAAAATTAGCAAATGCCTTTTCTGTTTCAGCAATAATCCCGCGCAGTTCTTTAATTTCGATATTCAGCAATTCAACTTTGTTATCCAAAGACATAATTCTCTCCCGCCTTTCGGCTTTATCGTGGTACCTGTTCAAAAGTGGCCGTCAGTTCATAGAGCGGCCCGGTCTTTGTCATGTTCCAGGAGCGGCAGACAAACAGCGCCTGTACCCCCGTATCCGATGGCGTCCAGTAGAAAGACTCCACCGCCATGCGTGCTGTCAGAAACGCCTCGGCCTGTTTCGCCGGGTTCACACGGCACGGCCCGTTAACGCCGCGAAACGTCAGCGAGTATTTTGACATCAGCGGGTTAATGCCTTTCTTCTGGCGCTGCTCGTAGCCATCGCCGAGTTTCACGATGGCCACGTTCGGGGTACGTTCAGCGCTATAGCCGCGCTGAGGTTTCCAGGTGAAGATTTCAGGCATTAGCGTTTATTCCTGGGTTGGATTAAGCCTCCGGGGCGAGACGACTGGTCGCTGATATGATAGAGAGCCACACGCTTCATCATCCCTTCCATCTGCTTCATCGTTGCCTGGTCGATTCCACCGGTAGTGTTGATTTCAAAAGTAATGTGCTGAACAACACTACCCCCGCCGCCTGCTTTATCTGCTGGAATAATCTTCCCTGACTTGTTCGGCATAAATATCTGCTGGCCACCAGCTGTCTGGAATACCTCAGAGCGCCCATCCTCGTTAATGCGGTAGGCGTTGCCCGCTGATACCCCGCCTCCATAACGGCGACCGCCAGCAAGCGCCAGCCCCTTGGCTGCAAGCATTGAACCAGCGTACGCTGATTGCCCCACCGCAGCAGCACTGCCGTACGTCGCGATTGAAGCGCTCATAGCAGCGGGTGCCCATGCAGCTGCGGCAGCTGAAGCCTGGGCAGTAGTTGCTGCCAGAGAAGCAGCCGCAGCCGCCTGGCCCATAAGCTGACTTTTAGCCCATTCAATACCCATCTGAACAAAGCTGCCTACCACGCTGTTTAAAATCGTGGTGCCGATGTTGGCGAAAGATTCCCGCAGGCTCTGAGTGCCGTTTATCAGGCCAGTAATGGCGCTGGTTGCCCCGCCCTGTAAGGAGTCCACGGCGGCGCCAATCATGCTGTTAATCTGGCTTTGCTGCTGCCACTCTTCCCACATGGCCGCCATGCGCCGCTGGTGATACTGTTCCTCAATGCTGGCCCGTAACGCTTCGGCTTCCGCGATCTTTTGCGGATAAAGGGTTACGTACTCATTGAGCTGCGCCATTTGCGTCAGATATGAGTTATCGACCGCTGCAACTGGTGATACCTGCCCCTGCAGGCTGGTGAAGTTCTGACTGGCCTGAGTGCGCTTTTTCTCTTCCTCCGCAGCGGCCTTTATCGCCTGCTGACTTCTCCAGATTGCGTCGGCCTGCTGCTCAGCCTTAGCTATTTGCGCGTCAGTCGCTTTATTTCCAAGCGCCATAACCGCATCGTACTTCGCCAGTTCAAGCGAGCCATCGGCATAACCGGTGTTGAGTCGATCCAGTGCAGACTGCTGACGAGATAAAAATTGCGTTGCGTCGTCAGCGGACTTCTTCGCTTCCTTGTTTGCGGCTTTTCTTGCGCTGGTTAACCGCTCTGTTTCAGCGTATTGATCCGCAAGGGCCTTTCTTTTTTTCTCATCAGTAATCCCGGCGTCATCAGCATCGAATTGCGCCTGCAGTCTTGCTCTTGCCTCGCCCTCAAGCTTTGAAAGCGCAAGGCGGTGTTCGGCGTTCTGAATGAGTTTCTTCGCTTCGGGGGAGTCTTCCGGTTCCGCAGGTTGTATATTTCCAGCGTTCGCGGCTTTTTTATTAAGGCTATCCAGTACCTGAATAGTCGAGGCCATTGCTGTTATTGCGGCGGAACTTGCATTGGGAATTTTATTCTTGAGGTTATTTTCAAGAATATTGAAGGCTTCTTCGGATTCTCTTGCTTTTTGATTGAGTTGCCCCTGAATAAGAGATTGTTGCTCAGTTGTATGATTTAATTTATCAGTCGCATTACTGACATCTCTTTTTCGCTGATTTAAAGTCAAAAGCCATTCGTTAGCTTTTTTTACATAGCCATTATTCTGATCCTGAGCGACGCCCATTTGCTTTGCAAGGGTGATGTATTTGTCATACTCTGACTGTGCTTCCTTTACAGAGCTATTGAGGTCATCAATGTGATCTTTTTGAGCCTCTATAGATTTAGCTATATCTGCCATTGTGCCGACAAGCTGCGCCTGATTCATCTCCTTCATCTTGGCAATAACGCCATCCAGAGAATCAGCAAAACTAAGAGCTTCTTCTTTCGCCTGTTTAGCGCTTTGCCACCAATACAGTAAGGCTCCCGCCGCGATCATAACAATGCCAGCAGGCCCGCCAAGCAGAGAAAGCGCGCCGCGCATTAATCCCATACTAACGGATGCAGCGCTTGCAGCGGCAGTAGCGCGAACGGTAGCTGCTGCCTGTGCTGTTTCTGCTTCAGTTAACACGATGGAGGCTGCGGTTGCTCTTGTCTTTGCGGCGATAAGGTTATCGAGCGCTAACATTTCTGCCGCGCTACCCCTTGCAACGTTATATTCAGCTTGAGCAAGGTTAAGCGCAGAAATCGCAGCTTCCTTATCTGCTAGCGACCTGCGCTGTGTGGCATTGGCTGAAAAGAGCGCAGCCTGAGCCGCCTGATTTTCAGCAGTTACCATTTGGCGATTCGCGGCGATATTCTGAATCTTACCGGCAATGCCAGCTTTTAATGCACCTGCATACCGACCAGCCAACACAAGAGCAAATGCTTGCGCAGCAATAGTTGCTGTATCGATGAACCCAGCCATGCTTTCAGAGTCTCGACCGAACTCCAGAATAGTGTCAGCGGCAGCAATAAGACCGTTGGTAAAGGTTTGTAGCGCTCCTGTCTGGCCCTCGATTGCCACCAAAACTTCAGTAAAGGCCGTTTTCATCCTCACGCCAGCATCGGTAAGGTTGTTGGACATCCCCGCCGCTGCGGCTGCGTTCTCATTGAGTGACTGGCGTAATCCCTCGCTTAAATCTGATGCTGTTAACTTGCCTGCTGCGCCCATCGCTCGCACTTCGGCGGAGGTTTTTTTGCTGGCGGTGGCAATATCATTGATCACGGTTGGGATGGCGGTAGTGATGGACTCCCACTGATCGGCGGAAACTTTCCCGGTGTTTATCGCTTTGGTGAATGCACTGATAGCTGACTCGGCCCGGTCCGCACTGGTGGCGTTCTTAACGAAAGCATAAGACATTGAGTCCTGGACATCGATAGCCTGTTCAGTGGAATAACCCATGCTGCGCAGACCGTCGGCGCTTCGAATATAAAGCTCCTGGGCCTCTGCTAAAGATCGATAAGTCCCGTTAGCTGTATTAAGTAAGCGCCTCTGAACGCTTTCAAATTCAGCCTGACTTGATGTCGCCATCTGAACGCGCTCGGCCATCTCCTGATAGCTCTGCACCATTTTTGCCATCTCACGCAACGCCCCAGCGGCGAAGATTAACTTGATCGTTGCTGCGAGTTTCGACAGTGTCGTATTCAAGTTGTCCGCTGATTCATCGGTATCATCAAAATTACTCTGGAGATCGTTTGTCATATCGACAACATTACGACCAGCAGAAAGCAATTGGGCTGTGTCCGCACGAATTATGTAAACAATCTCACCTACATTTTCGGACATATGTATTTTCTCCAGGCAATAAAAAACCCCGACGAGGCGGGGTTTAATTCGATGTTATATCACGCTTGAGCTTCAGAAATAACCGATCTGTTGACATACCTGTTGAGTAGCCAATTGTTCGCTCTCATCGCTACCGAAAGATATGACGGCAGCATTGAGGTCCTTTCCTTTACCAACGATCATTATTAGGAAAGGTGTATTGCCAACATACCCCCCATAGGAATTTTTTGAATTCACATATCCACAATATTCACCATTTCCATTGGATATAAATTGGGAATGTTTGAATTTAGCACTATAAGGATCTTTTAATTTATCGGTAATAGCTTTTTCTACAGCCGTTTTTTCCGCTGTAGTCAAATTTCGCCATTTTGGATTATCGATCGGTTTTATCCTTTCACTTTCCTTTTGCATTACTTGGCATTTATCCCACTGCTCCGTTACTTTGCCTATCCTGTCAGAAACAGCGAAGTTAGAGCCATCAGTTGCCGCGACATATACCTTTGAACCATCATCAATCATTTTTAGCGCCCCTCTGTTTTGAGTAAGAGGTGGACTAAAAACAAATGTTCCATCTGGGCGATGCAATTTTATCGAATCACCTAAAACTTCCACTTTTGCAGGAACTGGTAAGCTCATGTTACCCATGACGCCATTTGTAAGACCAGCTTTTGCGTAACTACATTGGTAGGTGTCAGCGGCATTAGACGTGGCGGTTATTAACCACAATACGCATCCCCAAAAAAATACTTTCATTCCATTTCCCCAGCAATAACGAAATTCATATCCTATCAGGGGAGCGCGGCAGCGCAACGGGCAGGTCTGATTTTTTGATCTCAGGCAACGAAGCACCCCGCAGCTAAGCGGGTTATCATAATTAAATGCGTTACAATCTGATCAATTATTGTCTTTGAAGTCCTGAGCAATCCTTGCAAGGTAGCTCATAACTTGATGCTCTCGGGTTTTAGTGTGAGCATCAGGATGCATGATCGCGATCAGGGAATACCTGTTCTCGTATAGTTCACCCTGCACATAAACAAGGCAAGCATCATTCTTTGGATCGCCTTTCTTACAAACACGGTCAGGCTGAGGAAGTTTTTCAGGAAACTTTCCAGGGGGAAGGCATAAATGAATATGCATCAACCCTGCCCTGAAAGCACCGTAAGGCTGAGTAAAAGCTACGTCTCTGCCGAAATAATGGGGTAGCTTTCCGGTAGATTTGTAACGTTGAAAATCAGAAATTATCGAAGCTTCCAGCTCCGGGAACTGGATAAAGACTCCATCAAAAAAATTTTCTTTAGTTTTCTCGTTAATAGAAGCTTCGATATGCACAGATTTATCCGTATCAATGCAGGGGGAGGATTTTCAACTGTTCGGTGGTGTGCTTTGCTAACGCCGCCAGGCCGTCAAGGTCTGAAGTACCATGGAATGTTTCAGGTACTTTTTTCAGGCTCTTCGCAAAGTCATTTAGCCTCGTAACAGAGGAGCGCGCCTTGGCTACATGCCGCCAATAACTTTTTAATTCACCAGCAACAAACTCAGGCAAATTCTGTGAAAGAGTTGCTTTTACTTCTTCCTCAAACGCCCTAAGGAAAAGCTCACACGCCTCTGTAGTGTCCATTCCATTATGTTCAACAGCCTGACGAGCATGGTCAGATGACATTCCAATCAATATAAGATAGAAATCATCAACTGCAATGGTCAGCTTATTGAGTACTTCCCTTCCGGCTTCAAGACCTCGCCCAAAATCCTCGATGCTCGGTGAGTGCTGAGATGCATTTGACATAACAGGAGCTGGCTGAATGATAAACTCCTGAGCCATAGCCGCAGGTTGAGCCAATGGCCCACAAAGCGCTGCGAAAGTAATGGCATTCAACGGATTCATATCAACCTCAACTAAAGTATATAACTCTATAGCGACAGCTATAGTCGCTGAGTTTAATACCATTAGTGATATTTGGGCAATCAGACTTCTGTCAGGATGTCTACATTTTCGACGACGTTCAGAATGACGCTTTTACACGTTAGCGGCAAGTTCGGCGAAGTTACCTGTGTGGTAATCACAGGATGTGATACCGTTCGAGGATGTTCACATGAGTGTAATTTCTGCGATTCAAGGCCTTTTCTTTATCGATCGCACTTTGTGCTAAAAATCGCGGTAACCGCCTTGAGTATCAACCAACAAAAAATGGATCTGATTAGTGCAGCCCGTTCCGCTGCGCATCGAGTGCAAACATTTTCTCTGCCCAGTCCATAGCCTCATCGTAATGCTGCTCGGTCGGGATTTTTGCGGCTTCCTTCTGCGGATATTTAGCGCTCATTGCCGCCCTGAAGCTGGTCATGGTCATGTTCCAGGCGTCAGACTCGCTCATGCCCAGGTGTGCCACCGCCAGATAAACGAAAGACCGGGCATCGAATTTCCCCGAGTATTCTCCTTCACCTTTGCTGGCGGCTTCCTGCGGCTGGTCGCCCACCACCCCATGGCGTATAAGATGGCGCGCCAGCTGGATAATGTGCGATACCGGCAGAAGGCCAGGGCGATACGAAAGCTTGCCTTTTGCTGTCACAGAACAGACACCAATAACCTGGCGGAGATCATCATCACAGGCCGCCTGCACCACCTTTGCCGCAGTAACAACCATGTCGGCGAAACAACGCGCCTGGATGCTGCGCATTACTTCAATATCGCTGATCCGGTGTTCAGGATAATGCCCGCCGTGCACCGTCACGAACGCCCCGACAATCTCTTCCGGTGTGCCAATCCGCGACATCGCAAGAAACGAAGGGTTGAGGAATATTCTCCGGCCACCGGCGCGGATCTCAGCCTGGCCGATATCGGTAATTGCCTGCATAAAACCTCAAAGGGGCTTTCGCCCCTGTCAGTTAAGACGCGTTGACCACAACCGTTGCCGGATTCGTGGTGACGGTACCGGCAGTAGGCGATGAAACCTGGCAGGTATAAGAGCCGGCATCACCCGCCACCGCGCTAGCTTTGGTGTAGGTAGCCGCCGTGGCGCCGTTGATATCCGTGCCGTTCTTCTTCCACTGATACGTCAGCGCTGAACCATCAGTCACGGTCGCCGCGGTGGTAAGCGTCAGCGTGCCGCCGGTTGTGATGGTGCGGTTCTGCGGCTGGGAGGTAATGTTAATGACTGCGCCGACGTCGCGCACATCCACCAGCCCGGCACTGGAGGCTTCAATCGACCACGTGGCCACGTCATCATGCGGTGATTCATCCTGCCAGCTCGTTACCAGGAACGGGCCTTCTGTGATATCGAACGGCGAGATAATTTTCAGCCACACGTAAGGCTGGTTGCTGGTTTCTCCGGGCGGGTTATAAACATGGCGCTTCATTTCCTTCTGGCCGTAGATAGCTTCCTTGCGGCTTACGCCATCACCGGAGAAGGATACGTTTTTATAGGTAACCAGATTTTCCTGGGTATACGCTGCGCTCTGGTCTGCTGTGGCGTCTGCGGTTTCCCATTCCACGCCGGTTGTTTTGCCACGCATCATGCCGAGGCGCTTGTACTGGCTCAGCGTTGGCTGAACCTCCGGGCAACCAATCGCAAAATAAACGACGACGTCGCGCCCCGTGAATGCACCTGATTCACAAGTCATATGTGTTACTCCGTATTATCGGGAAATAATGGTCTGGAAGTTAATTTCGAAGGCGCAACGGCCCTCTTCGGTGCGGAAGGCGGGAACGCCCCCGACTGGCTGCATTGAGATGATGCATTCGGTGTAGTAGTCATCGAGCATGGCCTGGCGAATGGCGTCGGCGGTGTTCTCTACCTCATCAATGTCAGCGTCGTTCTGCCCGGTCAGCAGAATGAAGCGGAAGTAGTCGCGGGTGATGGCCTCTTCTGCCGCGCCACCGCCCTGCTGCTGGATAACGAGATAGCGATCGTTTTGTGAATCTTCCACCTCGACCCAGAACCGCTTTTGTACACGGTAGCCGGTATCAAAACTGTGGCTCTGCAGCCAGGCGCGTAACGCGTCAAAAACATCGCTTCGCGTCATAATTTGTAGCCTCGTTGTATAGTGGCTTTGATGTCAGCTATGCCGTCGCGCTCAAACCCTTTACGCAGAAAATCAGGCTCTGCATCCGGATCCCAGTAATTACCGCTGCCGTCAGAGCGGGGCTTGCCTTTTAACGTGCCACCGGCCGCATTCACCCGGGCGGCGTAGCTCGCGGTATAGCCGACACGCCCGGTCATGCCACCCGGCTCTGGCTTCAGTTCGCGATACATGCTGTTCACCAGTGTGGAGGTGTGAATCGGGGTGATTTGCGCCGCGTAACCGGAACCGACGATCATGACTTCGGTGATCACCTTTTCTGTCACTGCCCCGGTGATGTTTCCAATCACGTTGCCCATGTTTAACTGAACACGTTTGATACCTTTAACGGGCATAGCGCTGCCTCCTGTAATTATCAGGCACCGGGCTAATTACGGTCAGAGGTCAGAATCTTGTAGTCGGGTTCCTCGCCGAAAAACGACATATCCCACATCCTGACCGCCCGGATCACATCACCTTTGGCTTTTACCGGGTCCGGCTCGGCGGTTGTATCACCCACTGAGACATAGTCATTACGCAGCGGCTTGCGGACATCAGCGCCGTTGTGCTTCAACTCTGTGGAGATAATCAGGTTAGTGGTGAACTCGGCACCGGCATCATCGACCGCCTGTTCCTGGTTTATCTCCCAGGTACAGTCGATAAGATACGGTGTGCCGGTCAGCCAGATACCCTTCCAGTCATCGTACGTGCGCGGGTAAATGGTCGCGAGGTTGGTATATACCCAGTTCGCTGTCGCGCTCATGACTCCTCCCAGCTGATCACTTCTGGGTTCCCGGCGGCTACCTCACGGCAAAAGATGAACCATTCGCCGTTACTTTTGACGTAGCCGGTCACCTTCCTGCCGCTGTCTGTCATCACCCAGACTTTAACGAACAGCTCCGGCAGACGCTGTTTCGCCGATACCCAGGCCATTACTGGCCCCCGTTGCACATACAGCCGCCCTTACCGACCCAAATCCCCGCAAATGCTGGCGCGGCAGTCGGATCGGGGGGGATAAGTGCCGTCGCGCAATCATGTTTGTCCAGTCCGCGCAGCAGGCTCAGCGCCCCTTTCCAGCGGTCAGAAAACGACTGATACCGGAATGAACGCGAAGCGCCGTTAGGTGCGGTCTGGCTGGTAAGGTATTTATCCCCCTGCCCGAGCCCCATCAGCGCAAGCAGGTACAGCTGGATAAGCAGCGCTGTCGATGCCGGGTAATGAAGTGCCAGGCATTCTTCAATGCCGTTTGCCTGGTCAATCAGCGCCGCCAGCACGAAGTCGGGTAAAGCGATGCCCTGCCCGGTCAGGTACTGCTGTGCCTGTTCCTGTGTGACCATGACAGACTCCTGAAATAAGACGCCCCGCCAGAACGGGGCATAAAAAAACCGCTTTCGCGGCGGTTATTCAGCAGGGAACAGGTTTTCAAGCTCACCAGGTGGCAGCAGCTCAGAAAGCTTTTCCGCACCCAGGTTGCCTTTGAACTCGATCCCCAGTTCTTTCAGACGTTCAGCAATGATTTCTTTTCGGGATTTCACATCAGTGCCCGCGCCCGGAGTTGCCGGGGTAAGTTCACCACCCGCTTCCCCCTGCATCAGGCGAAGATGAGATTCCAGCGCCGGATGAACTTTATCCAGAACCAGCACATCCCCAACCTTAACGCCATGCCAGCCACGTACGACTTCAAACTTCGGCATAAATTCTCCTTAATCCAGATTCGCGCCGTAGACAACGCCGGACAGGCCATCGTCATCGCGTTTAATCTGCAAACCTTCTGCAGACATAATCTGGAAGTTGTAGTTGCTCTGCGGCATCGGACGAGGCAACGGAACCACCCCAACCGCCATCCCTACTAACGGCGTGATCACATCCTGACGACGTTCATACGCCAGGAATTCATTACCGGTTAGTGCATAGGTCTGGCGGATATCTTTCACCGGCATAAATTTGCGGATGGCATCCAGGACATTGCCGCTGATAACGGCGTTCGCGCCGCTACCGACTTCGATGGTGTACGGCTTCGACAGGTTCGCCATAATTTCAGCGCTCAGCCACAGCACATCGTACGCAGTGACTTTGTTGGCGCGGGCGGTAATGCCAAACGCCCCGGTTGGCCCGAAGAACTCCAGAAGCTCCGCCGGCGTTGCCGTCGTCAGGTCGATATTCGCTCCACCAGCACCGGAACCGAGGTTAATCTTGGCGGTGTTACGATGGTTGCGCATGCCCTGGGCCGGATAGTTCTGCACCTGAATGGTCGGGTTACCGTCGAGATAGCCTTTAACGCGACGTTTATGGAACTTGCGCATCTTCGCCAGTTGCGAATCCAGCACCAGGTCAATACCGACGGTATTGAGGCCCGCAGCAAGACGCCAGTTCACACCATAACCCGCGGTATAAACCGGGATCGGGTCACCGTCGCTGCCGTATTCGGTGTGGTCAAAAGAAAAAGGTGGCTGACCGTCCAGACTAACCTGCACATCATCGGCGATGTCGCCAACGACGTTATACAGCTTGGCAGTCTTGCCAATCGGCAATACCGTCTGTACACCCATCAGGTCGTTGACAATTTCCATTCCGATTTCCTGATCGCGCAGCTGGATGACCTGTCGGTCGATTTCAGCCCAGAATTCACGACCGAGACCGTCACCAGCCAGGGCATTCGCCGCCAGCATTTCAGGCGTCATGAGATTACGGTTTACCGCCATCATGGCGCGGTGCTGGGCATCCCACATGTTACGGTTAGCCCACAGCTCATTCCAGTGCGTGCGCAGGCGGCTGTTGGTCGCCAGTGTTTCAGCAGAAAAATACATTGATGCTCTCCTTAAGCAACGGTCACGCTGGAAGCGCGCGCGCGGATGCGGATGAAGTCAACCGCCGTGGTGGTGACGTCATCCTGGCAGTAACCGATGACCTGATAGGTACCCGCAGCGGTAGGCACGGCAGCAGCCTGACCTGCAACAACCGTAATTGGCTGGTCTTTTTTATAGGCGCCTGCAGCCACACGAACAGCGAACTCGCGCCCTTCTTCCAGGTAATTACCCACACCCGAATGACCGGACGGGATCGGTTCGGTAATGCCCAGCCCTTCGTGATAAGCGCAATCCAGCACATACATGCGTCCCACAGGCGCAGAAGCCTGTGCAAAAAGATTGCTGGCATTGATGACAACAAACGTCCCCGGGTTCAGGGACGCGGCAAGTTTTCGGGTTTCCGTCTTGTAGAGCGATTCCCCGTCGATATTAACGCGACGATAACGTGGCATTGGCGTTTCCCTTATTTGAAGTAAGTGGCCGGATCAGGTGCGCCGGTTTCGGTTTGCGCCTGCGCGGAGTTAGTGCCCAGCGGTGCGGCTTCGCCCAGGTTTTTGAACATCGCATCCAGTGCATCACCTGACAGCGCGTTCGCGACGATCTCGCCGTGAACTTTCGCAACCGCCGCGCGCTTCGTTGCTTCTTCGGCGCGGGAGTTAGCGGTCAGGGTTTCAGCGAGCTGCTGCTGGTTAGTCTGAATTGCTGCAATGCTTTCGCTCAGTGGCTTAATGGTCGCGTCGTTATTAGCGGCGATGGCCTCACCAACGATTTTGCGAAGCAGTTCTGTATCTTCAGTGGTTAAAGGCATGTCGCCCTCCGTTTGATGGTTGGTTGCAGGCTTATCCTGCGGTGTGAAAAGGGATTTAACTTTGTTGGTTACAACGGTGACCCAGGATTCCTGGCGGGCAACCGGCGTTCCGGTGCTGTCGAAGGTGATTTTTCCGCCGTCAGAGGTGTAGCCGTAAACCTGCGCGCTTCCGCCATTGCGAATAATCACCACCTGCGAATCAGTGAAGTCAGCCACCCAGGCATATTCGTTCTCGCCTGGAGCGAACTTTGCTTTTGCTGCGCGATCGAGGCGTTGTTCACGCTCCCGGAAAGATTCGCCCACCAGCGCGCCAGAGTTGGCTTTTATTGGTGTGGCGAGGTCGGCATTCACCATCAGGCCAACGCCCTGCTCGGGTGTGGCGGCACCGACTTCGTGAAGCAGAATGGCGTCGTGATCCATGCCGTGGATTTTTGCCACCCACTCGGCACCCAGCGCCTTCTGTTCTTCATTGGGTTCGAGCTGGTCAAGAAAAACCGCCACACTGGTGTGAATTGGCGGCACGTCCTCGCCGCGCTCAATGGCTGCCACGCGCTCGAGGAGTTCCCGGCCACCTTCAGATTCGCTGGCCTTGTTCACATCCACCCATTTCTCCAGGTAGATACGATTCCCGGCTTTTTTAACGTTGCGGTTCCACGCGCCGACGAACCCGACATTCAACCCTTCAGGCGAGAAGGCCGACACAAACTGACCGTTTACCTGCGGGTGACCGAGCGGTGCCAGCGTCCCCTCAAGGCCCGCATAGTGCGCATCGATTTCGCTGGCAGAGTACAGTCCGCCGTTCATGACGACATTGGCCGGCAGCGTGTAACTGGGCAGGATCAGATGATCGCGCCCGTTGTGAACCTCCCGGCGGATGGACTGGCTGTTCACGCGGGTGGTGACATTTACTTGCATGGTCATGGTGATGTCTCGCGGTTACGCGGCTCTGTGATGGCCGCAGTCGCAGTGGTTGGCGATGAGTCCGGCTTTCTGCGCTTTCTCCAGGCGCTTTTTAGCCATATCAATGATGTTCGGGTTAAGCGGCTGACCGCTGGCGTTAACCAGCACAGCAACCTGCGTGCACTTACAGTTAATCGCGTTGCCGTCGACGCTGTACCAGTCGCGAACCTCTTCGGTGGTGTAGAGATGCCCGTGACGAAGCGCATGTTTACGCCGCGTTGTCGGGCTGAACGCTGAAAGGTGCAAAAGACGTGTTGTAATGCCATATTGTGCTTCGGCATCATCCGTTTCATCCCACCGGGCCCGTCGCAGCGCCGTCGGTATTTCCGTGCGGGCAATACGCTTAGCCCGGCTGAGTTCTATCCCGGTCTGGCTGGTGAGACGTTTCGCAATTTCCCGTGGGTTTTGCCCCCGCCCCATGCCATCGGTCAGAATGCGCGCCATATCCGATTTCATCCGCGCACTGAGGTTTTTCATCTCCTCAAACACGCGGGTTCTCACCAGCAACAGGCGGCGCTGATAGGGATCACTCAGCAATAATTGCTGAAGACTTTCACGCCCGGCGGCATAGACCGGCGACTGCTGCGAGAGGCTGGCAAATTCCTGAGCCGTACCGCGCTGATATCCCTGCCTGACGTAATCCCGCCAGAACCAGAAATCGGTCTCGCTGCCACCAAAGAGGATTTCATCAACCATCACCGAGGCATTGCTGAGAAGCATTGATAGCAGTGAGGTGTCCAGCTCGAATGCGTAGCGAAGGTTTACAGCAGGTGAAGCGGGAATGCGGTCGAGAATGTCCTGGTACGCTTTGGCAATGCGCCTAATCCGTTTACCGAACTCGTTAATCGCGCCGCGCTCGAGGCGGTCTGCACCAGTGGGATCTTTATGATTTCCCGGCAGAATCGGAGGTTTCGTTTTCCTCTTCTTCATCGTCTTCCCCCAGAGGTACCGGCGAGCCCTCATAGCCGGCAGCGACGCGAATTTCTTCACCGGTGAAGGGCTGTTCACCAGTAGCGATCGAGGCGCTGTTAATTTCCGCCATGGTTTTGGCTGCGGCCAGCTTCTCAGCGTCGGTGCTGGCGTTCAGGTCATCCCAGATAACCGTCTTTTGCCCTACCGCGTCGAGAATGCCCAGTTCCACCAGCTTGTCGCACAGGTCTTCGATATCGAATGACAAATCACCCCGGCGGGACTGGCAGCGCGCGTTGAAGTAACGCTGGTCTTCAGTACTGGCACGCTCGCCCGTCTGCATGCCAACGAGGATTTTGGTAGGAATATCCAGCGCAGCGGCGGCTGTCTGGAGGTTGACGTCATAGGTCGGGCCGGGGTCAGCCACAGATGTCACCAGCGGCGTTACAGCTGCGCCCTGCGTGGTGAGTAGCGCATCGTTGCCACGGTTAATCTCAACGGCGACTTCATTGAATTTTTCCTGCAGCTCCGCAACATTCACACCATAGAGCGAGGCCAGATTGGTAAAGTCGATTTTTTCGTCGAAGTTGATGCTCAGCTGGCGGGCTGCGTTCTTCAGGAACGACTCACCGGAGCCGCCTTCCACCTTCTCAAGGCTTACGAAAGCGTTGTAAGCGGGCTCAAGAAAACCAATAGCATCGGGGGAATAATCACCCAGGATAAAAACGCGATCCGGATGAACGTCCACGCGCCGGACGGCACCGTTCGCCAGTTGCTCGATGTACTGCCACATTTTCGGCTGGCCGTAGGTTCGGGAATTGATGCCTGTATCCCAGTCCTTAACCTTGATTGTTCCCGCCCAGGCAACGGTGATTTTCTCCAGCCCTCTCCCTCTGGTTACAGGCAGGTTCCAGTCTTTGCCGTCCCGGATATGCAGCAGAATGCCGGAGTAACGCCCCACCAGCCGCCGTAAATCAGCCTCTGCAAAAGAGCGCCAGAAGCGATGCGTTAATACAGACTTAGCTTTCCGTTCCCAGTCTGTTTCCGGGCGGGTTTCGTCCTGCTTATCTCCTTCGATAATTTCCGGGTTGCTTTGCCAGCACGCACCGATCAGCTTTTTGACCGCGCCATGGGCAATACCGCCTCTTCGGTACAGGCTGTAGAGGTCATCGAAGGTAATGTCGTCTTTGAATCCGTACTCGCACCATGCCGAGCTACGCTTTGAATCCAGCCCCATGGTTGGGTTGGCGGCCATCATACGGGCGCGCGCAAGCCTGGCATCGTTCAACGCATGGTTGACGGCCAGCTGAAGATTTTTATTCATGCAGGGTCCGTAAATTATCTGAGGCGTTTCGGGATCATCATGCCAATTGCCTGCGCTCCGCCGAGTTCGGTCAGCGCATACACGGCGGCATCCAGTCGGTCAGGAGACTTTTTGGCGGTGGCGGGCACGTATTCCATCAACTGGTTTTCGAGTAGATAGAGATTGCCGTGATGGGCTACACGCCCCTGTTCGTAGAGCGCGGATATCGGTTCAGCGCGGGCGAATTTCCCTTTGTTGGCATGCACCCTAATTATGCGGCCTTTGAACCCGGCGTTACGCAGTGTTTCCTCCGCCATATCCCCGCCCTGGTTCGTTTCGATAACGATGGCATCAGCGCCATGTTCCTCATAGGCCCACATAGCCTTTTTAGCCCAGCCAGCCGGTGAGTATTTGGCACTGTAATCGCCATCAACAGAGAACTGTTTTTTATCACCAGCACCGTATGCGCTGGCGGCCACAATCCCGGTTTCGTCGCTTTCATCGCTGTTTGTGGCCTGCGGGTCAATCGCAATAACCGTACGAACCTTATCAAAGCGGATCTGCAGGTCGCGCGCGGCGCTAATCATCGCCTCAGTCCACAGTGCGCCCTCCGCGTTAAATTTGCGGGGCTTCTGCATGTATTGCGCCTCGGCAGTTCGCCGGTGCGAGAACAGCGATACGCGGTGTGTCTCGTTGTGCTTGAACGGCCAGAGCCAGCCGTCAGGCAGACCATGATCAACAGGGATAGCGTGGGTGTTTTCCGGATATTGCGCCGAATACGCCTGGCTGTTATCGATAATCACCGGCAGATTCAGGTGATGCCACATTTCACCGGAGCCGCCGCGCAGGAGGTATCCACTGAGGTCGTGATAGTGGATACGCTGCATAATCACAATCATCGGCGTTGTTTCGACGGCCAGACGTGATTTGATGGTTTCGTTAAAGCGGTTGTTCACGCCATCGCGTACAGTTTCGCTGTAGGCATCATCAGGTTTTACCGGGTCATCGATAATCAGCGCGCCCTGCCAGCCTGGCTCCATGTGTCCGGCACGAAAACCGGTAACCTGCCCGGCAGCTGACGACGCGTAAACCCCGCCACCATATTCGTTCCACCACATCGCCTTACTGTCCGCATCGTCACGCAACGCCATCGGCCACATTGACTGGTAGGCCTGCGATTTGACCATGCCGCGTGCAGTCGATGAGTTCAGTAGCGCCAGCTGGTGGGAGTATGACAGGTGCATAAACCGGGCGCGCCGGTTCAGCGCCAGTCCCCGGCCCATCATGTTAATGGTTGCCAGTTCTGTTTTGGTGTAACCAGGCGGAACGTTAATGACCAGGCGCTTTATCTCACCATCTATAACGCGGTTCAGCGTCTGCTGAATAACTTTGTGATGCGGTGCGACAATCATCTTGCCGCCGGTGCGCTGTTTGAAGAAATAGCGCGCGTAATACAGCCCATCCTCTTCGCATTCGACCTTACGGGCAAATGCCTTTTGCTCAGCAGTCGTCATCCTCCATCATCTCCTGCCTTGCTGATTTGTATTCCTCTTTGCTCATGGTGATCGTCTCGATAGCGCCACCGTTAGGCCCGGAATGCTCGAATTTATGTTTGTTTGTGTAGGCATCACCGCACTCTTTGGCGGCCTGTTCAATCAGTGACGCTGCCAGTGCCATATTCCGCATTGTCTCGGCCTTCGTCATCATTCGATCAAGCGCACGCAGCCGGTAGGCCTTATTGGCTATCGGGATGTCCGAGATTTCATTCTGGAAGCGTTCTCGGGTAGCGTTGAACAATTCCACCCACCGGGCAGCTAACGCCTTGCCACTGGCTTTTGTGGGGTCGTAGGATTCGACCTGCTGGCGGGTAATCTTCACCTGAAATTCAGCCTGGACAGCCTCGACAACCTGAGAAGGGGTATCAAAGCACGCAAGCGCCTGAACTATGTAGGCTTTCACATCATTTTTTAGAGCCGCCATAATTCACCATTCGTCCAGGTCAGTCCAGGTAATCAAGCCAGTTTAAGCATGCACGTCCCGCACGCCCTGGCGATATCAAGGTGAGCCACTTCCGCAGGCCTGTTTGCTGCGTCCACCAGTTGTTGCACATCGTGACTTGCTCCATAGCGGCGAACGACGCCAACGAACTCTTCCACATCGTGGCCGCGCAGTTTTAGTTTGGGTAATCCACTGTCCCGGTAGAATTTCGGCGCACCGAATTCATCAGTTTCCTGTGCAATGTGGTACAGCTCATGCTCCACCAGCGCGCAGAACTCAAGATCGGAACACTGAGCGCAGTAATCAGCCGCCAGGGTGATGATGAAATCCGGTATACGACCGAACCATTCGTACATCTGTTGTTCCATCCGGGCCTTTTGCCATCCACCAGCGCGAATCATCACCTCTTCGCACTGGCCCAGTACCGTTCGCCCCTTCTTCGTGAATGCATTCGAAGCCCACATGAAGACGATGTCAGCTTCCAGTAGATGGAAATGGTCAGGGTTATGCAACATACCCTCTTCGCTGATTATGTGTGAGTGCAGCCAATCATGGACGCCGTCAGCAGGGATAAGTCGGATGTAAGGTTTGAAGTCCGGGTTATCGATAAACAGAAGTGGCGGATATGGCCGTTGCATTGGGCTTTCAACCATAGTGACACCTTAATTATTGAGGCACGTACGAGGCGCATAAAAAAACACCAGCATAAGCTGGTGGTTTGTTTTACCTGATATGGATGTTAATCAAAGCCCCCCCTTTTTATGAGATATTTCCCATACAGGATATTTACAGTTCCTTTACATTAGTAGCGTAACGAATATGCATTTGCATGCTCTAAGCAACAGACTGGATTTCATGTTGCTTAGAGTTTTTTCTTTTAATTCCTGATGATCTATCTCGCAAGCGGTAACAGCCTCCCGTGAAACCTATAACTGGTACTCTACCAGTTTAAGATAGGCGGCAAGCGCCTCTGCGGACGAAACATATCTGTCTGACGCAACATGGATTGCAGCCACGCTCCCGTTAGGTAGCGTAAACATTGCAACCCTGACAGGAAGCTTCAGTGCATTACCCTTCTCACGCACATATGTCATCCATTCAGTACCGGCAGGTATCTGAATCAGTTCAACTGGTTTTTTTCCAATAAAAAAAAGTACATTCACCATGGTTGCTTTTCCTGTATGCCCGGGCGCACAGCATATATGAATCCGGCAGATCGCACCCCGTACAAACGAAACATGGTAAAGATTAAGCTAAAAATTTAAATTTGTTCCGGCAGATCCACACCTGTCTGTCTGGTTCAGAGCGCGAAGTCGCAGGTTCCGCCAGGATAACTCCTCAACTTAACTTACTGACTTGCAACGTTTACAACAGGAGCCATACTGATAATGCCTGCCGAACCGGGAAGCCATCTCCGTGGCT